TTCTAAATCCGTCATAAGATTTTAGTTTAGAGTATAAATATACTTAATTATCAAAAAAAAGCCCAGAATAATCCGGGCTTTGCAACTTTGGTAATAAAAAACCAACAAATTATCACCTCTGTTATAATGTCGTAAATAATATTTCTACACTATCACAAGTAGCAGCTCCAGCATCTGTTGATGTTAGTTTAACTTTATAATCAGTTGCTGCAACTAATCCTGTTAATGCTAATTGTAAAACTGTAGGGCTAACTGTACCTGCCGTAACATATCCAGATCCTGAATCAACAAATACTTCTATTTGAGTAGTTAGTGTTGATTCACCGTTCCATAATATTACCGCAGAGTTAGATGTTATATTTGCCGCATATACATTGTAAGGTGCATGATGCACGTCATCTGCTGTACAAGCACCTACACCAGAACTTATCATTAAAGCTAGTTTTTGAACTATTGAATCTAATCTTTCTCCAGTTTCTATTTTAATTATTTGTCCTGTAGCTCCAATTTGAAACGAAGTACCGCAATAGCTAACACACTCTGCACACTGTACATCTACACATCTTTCACTTCCTACACTACAATCTGTATATGTACAAGGATTAGTGATTGCTGGATCTGAACAACCGCAAGGTTTAGCCGGATTACATTTATTACAATTACATGCCATTTTTAATTCTTTTATTTATTAAGGTGTACATGATCCACATACATCATATCTGCTATCTAAATCTGTTGCTAATTCTACAGCTACAGCAGAACAGTTGTCAATTACTGTAACACACTTATTAGTTAGTGTTGTCCAATCTGCTCTACCTCCACCTGGTGAAAATGTAGCTCCTGGATTATTTAATTTAATTACACTTCCATTTGCTATTGTACCACAACTTTGATCTGTTATGCTTACATAATATACGTCACTTGTTGAACAATCTTCTACTTCATATACAGACAAAGCTGGTATAGTTGTAGCAGGATACGCATCTGCGCATCCTTTTAATGCTCTTGTTAATCTTATTCTAAAATCTCCTACACCATCTTTGATTTCATTAAATTGATCTGCGCTGTCTTCTTGATCAAGATAAGCTAATGTTCCAAAGTTAGTTTTGTTAAATAACTGAGTTATTGTATTTGTTGGAGTTGTAGCTCCTGCGTAAGGCATAGATGCTGCAACACCTTGGAGTATATAGCTTGTTACGTCCGGTGCAGTTTTAATACCATATTTACTTGGTGGTATTAACTCAGCTGTATAAGCTGAAATCATTTGCAATATGTTGGCTGCATCTGCAGCTCCAGAACCATTTACAACTAATGGATATAATGTTGCTGATAATCCATCAGGGAACTGATTTTGAGTAAGACCTAAACCTTGAGCCCATAAACTTGTCTGTGTTCCATCCAACATGTCAATTAATGCATCATAATCTTCTTTGTAGCTTACTGTTGGTTGAGCTGATATACCGCTTCCATATCCAGAAGCTAATGTAGAGTCATGATAATCTCCGCTTGAGTCATTAGAAAATATTATAACATTTGCCGCATTTTTGAAGACACCAACACCGGAACCTCCTGGCCATGATGTAGGTAAATCTTCTAAAGCTTGCCATGCTAAATCAGCAGACTGAATCCAGCTTGCCCCATCATCTACAACAGCTTTAAAATAACCAAGCCATCTTTTAGAATCTGTAGGTATAAAATAGGTATTACCTGAAAATCCAAACTCTGTTGCCCAATAAGCTCTAAGTTGTGAAAATCCATTTTTAATTAAACCTCCATTAGCCGATGAAATACCATTAGTATTAACAAATACATATACATCTTGATTTGTATGCTCTAGTTTTACATCACAGTTTACTGTTTGAACTTGTACTGTAAATGTATCTAGAGAACAATTTCCTGTTCCTGGAACCGTAGGTTGCAACTGAACTTGGAATGTATCTGCATAATCTGCATTTCTTGATGGGTTTACAGTAGTATATGTAAATTGATTTGCAATAGCACCTTGAGTTACCGTACCTAATACTGGATTAGTTATTACACTCATGCTTGGTTCTCCTGCTCCTAAAACATATGGTAATGTAACATCTACACTATCTCCATTCAAACCACATAATACCTGAATCTTATCTGATAGTATAAACGTTGGACAAGCGCAGCATTCAACTACTGATCTAACACTATTAGTAGTATTATCCCATCCGGCATAAAGATATCTTGTTCCTTGAACAGGAACTTCTCGTTTACCAACATAGAACCAATAGCTATCTGCTGATCCACCAAATACTGTATATGTAGAAATACCACACTCTAAATATTGCCTTGCAACTTCTGTTCCTGCAGGACATGCTGTAGTTAATGATGATTCAAGGCATTCTTGAGGACTCTGTAATGTTGTCCATACTCCTGTTGCAAAATCATATCTTAGTTTAGAAGGAACACTTTCTAATGGTCCTGTACATGTTGTCTGAACCTTTATATAAACAGATCCGCTAGTCTGGCCAGTTGCTATAGTTCTTAAACCGTCAGCACCACTAGTTAAACCATTGTATGTTATATCATCAATACTCCATGATATTTCAGCACTAAGTGGAGAAGGTTCTGTACCATAACTTACAGTAACTGCAACATCTCCAGGTGTACCTAAATAATCCATAGTTGGACTAGAAAGTATTGGAGAGTCACATGGAACTGTTGCACCAACATTTTCTTCTTTAATTAAACCATCAGTCGCATCATACCAATATCTACTAACTGTAACACCGCTATCGTATAATCCTAAAAATATATCTGCAGATTCTACAGAAGCTGTAGATGGCGTTGTTACCTGTAAATCATTACAAATTACACCAGGTATTGAAACTACTTCTGGGGGACATGTTGTTTGAGAACTATGTCCAGCTATTACTGTAATTTGAACATTATATGTATCTCCTGGAGTAGCACCGGTAAATATATATGAAACTGATGTAGGAGGATTATTTAATGTTACAGTACCAAGCTGCACTCCTGTTGTCTGACTAGTTGCATCTATTTTATATGATATCCCTGTACCTAAAGTATTAGCAAAGTTTACTTGTATACTGTTAGCACCTCCAACTACAGTAACTGAACTAGGACAAGGTGCTGATAAAGGTATAATTACTTGCTGATTATCAGAACATTGTGAGTTTCCATCTGTAACACAAAATGCAATATTCAAGTTTAATGATGAAAGTCTATTTAATGTTTCAATATTAATATTAGTTCCGCTGCTTGAATTAATTAAACCAGTAACATTAATATTTGAGGTAACTTTTGTTCCATCTGCATCTGTTATAGTAACAAGGGTTGAACCATTGCAATCTGTAAATCCATCAGGAAGTGTAGTTGCTTGAAAGTTTAAATTAATTGAATCCGGAACACCATTGCCTGTGCTATCTATTGGATTATATGTAAATGCAAAATTTGCAGCATCACAATTTTTTGGAAGAGCTTCTTGTATGTCAGAAACTGCTGTATAAAGATCACCTATTGTCTTCCATACATTTATATGTGATTCCGCTAAATTTCTAGGGTTATCCTTCCAACCATCAATTTCACCCAACGTACCCATTACAGATAACCGTTTAGATGAAGCGCTAATAGGTTGAGCTGATATACCTTCATTTATTACACCAGTATCTCCAACAGATGTAATTTGTTTACAAAGCTCTTGTTCAATTGCTAATATTAAAGTTGATATACTTACTTCTCTACCTTTGAATAAACAGCTAGATACAACCGTAAAATCAGCTTCTGAGTTAGGAGTACACGGTAAAACACATGCTTCTAATGTAGCAACTCTATCAGATAGGTTTTCAAAGTTTTGATTTATGGTTGTTAATGAAGATATTACACTACATAATTGATTTCCTATATATAAGCCCCATTCTGATAAAGGTAATGCCGTAACTAGATTTCCTTGCTCATCTCTATAATGAAGGCATTTTGGTAAAGTAATAATATCTATTTTACCGTCATTACTAGAATCTGCATTAGCACAAATATTATCCACAAATAATTGCAAAGTTGCAACTAGATCTGCGGGAGTCTCTGCCGTTAAGCAACTTACATCCAAACCTGTAAGATCTGGCTCACATTGACAAGAAGCATCAATAATTTCACATAGCTTTGTGGCTAGTTTTGCAACAACGTCACTAACTGTATCACCATTACATAGATCAATGCATGCTATGTCTGGACCTTGCCATATCACACAGTTTGAAGAAACAGGTGTACAAGGAGAAGTATTATTTGTGTTTGAAGGTAACATAGTATATATATAATATAATAATTTTTATTTTTTTATCCTAGATCATCGCAATTAATTGCCTGGCTAACTAAACCTTCCGTCCTGGTAAGAGTCTCATTTTTCAGCTCCTCCCAATTACATGCTTCACGTTTAATAGTAATAGATTGAAAGTCATAATAGCAGCATGGTGTTAAACCAAACCTTACAGCCGTAAAGTCTTTATACGCTGCATTTGCAAATTCACTTTCTATCTTTACCTTTTCTTCAGACATTATTTTATTAAATTAGACTTAGCTGTATTTAACGTATTAGTTAAACTATTGCTTGATATATTAAGCGTTCCGTTATACTTGCTAAGACATGATTTATGTACAGTCTTTCCATCTTTTGCTTTAGTCTTTTGACATCCACAGGAAAAACTTTTATTACAACTTGCACAATTCATATATATTGGTTTTAACAGTTAGCTGTTGTAGTACAAAGTATCTTTCTCAAACGCTTTAAAGCATAGTCATACATCTGCATCCCTTTCTTTGGATTAATGCAATATTCAACTTGAGCTTTAGCTGAGTCAATTAAAATACGTAAGTAATTAATTTCTTTAATTAGATCTTCCTTATCTGATGATGGTTCACAATCAGCTAAATTCAATCCACATAATACTTCGTAGTACAGATTTAAAATTGCAGTGGTACGTAAATGGTTATATTCAACAAAAGCCTTATCATTTGGTGATAGGCTATATCTAATAACATAAACTCCATCTGGGAGTGCTATGTTTTCTTCCCCGCAGTTTGTAGTTTGTATTTGTAAATCACATCCTGCTAGATTTAGATCAAAACCTGGAGTAACCTCAATTAGTGCCGGCTTATTAAACCCAGGCGTTGTAATAAGAAGTTCTGGACAATCTTTTGCCACAATATCAGAATACTGACTTGTATCTCTTATAGATAGAATTTCACAGTTTGCAACAGTGGGAACTTCCAAACTTAGGATATGCTTTTCAGCCATGGAACAAATTTTATTATACGTACAATAATAATATACAAAAAAACTTACAGAAAAAAAAGAAAGGTGAGACATAAAATCTCACCTTCCAATTTAGTTTTGATAAAGAATTAAAGTCCAGTATCAATATCAACTGTATAATTACCTACAGCTGCACACTGTGCTTCAATCTCTGACCATAGTGTATCTAAGTTTGTAACTGCATCAGTATCATCTTCATCAACGTAAACGCTGTATAAGTACTGATCATTGTCAAACGTACCACTAGGGTTATTCAAACGTGGAACACTGTGTTGTAAGTAATAAACTCTGTAGAGCTTAGTTCTATCAACTGCAGCTAAGATAGGATCAAATCCTTCAATTTCACGGATTCTAGAAGAATCTCTGTTTCCTTGGTTGAATGGATTTTGAGCATATCTCTCAGTTAATAATAAGTCTCTCAATACAGTCTCACCTTGAGTCTGAGCCATTTGTCCTGGAGTAGCTGTAGCAACACCACAGTCATTACAAGGATTTCCTGTCTCATCCATTACAGAAAGAATAATAGAAACTGGTTCTTTGTTATAGAAATCTCTAGTATCAAAAGAACAGTCGTTAAATGAAGTACCCACAAATGCACCAACTATATTAACTGAAGCAGATACACCATCACCTACTGGATCAATAGATGGAGTATAAGTACCATCAAGAATTTCAGCAATTGTATAAACACCTGGGTTAGAACCTCCTGAAACTATAACACCAGCAGCAGTTACTGTAAGAGTTGCAGTTTCATTATCAGATGCACCACCACCTTGTACAATTGTAATTACATCACCAGTAGTATATCCAGATCCTGGATTAGCTACAGCAACAGCAGTAATATCACCAGCAGCAGTAATATCTACAGTTAGACCTGAACCAGTACCACCAGTTGTAGCAACGCCAGTTGCAGTACTATAACCAGTACCAGTAACAGCACCAAGTGCAATTCCACTAACGTTACTTCCTTCAGCAATAAAAGGAGAAGTAATTGGATCAGCCAAGATCATTTGAATAGAAGTAGCTAAAGCTACAGCAGGATCAAGATAGTCTTGTCCATCCACACAACAAATTCCTGGAAGACTTGCACCATTAGCAGCAGCATCACCTGAACTATCACCAATAGCATAAGCATTGTGGTTCAAGAAACGTAATGCAGGAGATCCTTTAACATCTGCGCGAACAAATAAGTTCTCTCCACAAGGAGCGCATGTAGATCCAACTGATAAGCTAGCAGTTGCTTGAGCAGCTGGAACCACTTCAGCAACACCAAGTCTACTAATGTAGTTAAAGTTAATTCCTTTTGATTTGATTGATTCTTGGTACCCTCCATGTCCTGGATTGTTACCAATGTTATCTGTAGCATGGTAGTTACCACCTACTAGATAAGCTAAATGTTTTGCATTAGCAATGTCACCAGCAGCATCTGTTAGCCAAGTTCTACCATCTACAAGACCAAATTGACCAGCGGTCAATGCGCTTGTAGCAGTACCATCACCTGGATCAGCTCCTTTAGCTAGCCAAGCTTTGCAAAATGCATGATTAAAATAAGCCATAATTAAAAATTTAAAAAATTAGAAACAAAATTTGTCCTCTTTGGACATATATAATATAATAAAAGTTTTTTTATAAACAAAATAAATTTAGTTAGATCTTTCAGCTGCTTGTTGTTCACGCTGCATTTGATTGTAATTATCAATGTCACCCGCAATGATAGCAGCAGCTTCATCTAATATTAGTTCTACAATATCATCCTTAAATTCAGATTCAACATCTACAGTAGATACTACACCTGTATATGGATTTAACGTACCCGCAAACTCAATATACGTAGGTCTTCTATAGTATGTTAGAACTGGATTAACAATATCAAAATCTGTATTCCTATATATTCTGATCTTATTTCCTAATAGGGTACAGAATGTTTCCGCCCAATCAAAGTCGGGTCTTTTTAAAGGATCTCTTAGATTTAGATTAATGTTAGCCTCTTCAGATAAATAAACTGACATTGGAAGATTATCAGGACAACATTCACCCTTTGCTTCAGCACTTACTCTTTTAAATTCTAAGTAATCTGTTAAAGGAAAGTTGTCTGTTTCAAAGTATGTATCTGTTTGAGTACCAGTCAATGGTAACTCTGTCAATAAAACCTGAAGGTCATCAATTCTTCTTTTAGAGAACTCATCACCTTCTTTATAAGGGTTACCGCCATGTAGCTGCCTTCTAGGCCATTCTACTTGCGCCTTATTAAAAGCTTCAATCATTTGCCATTTCTCAATGTTATCATAATCATTGCTGTCTAGCTTGTTGAGCCTTTGTTTAAGTTTTATTTGTAGAGTTTCATTATCCATTATGCATTCCAATAAGGTTCTATCTTATCCATTAAGGATTTTAATATTTCATCATTTTCTGGATTCTGTAGATATTCAACAACTTCACTAGGTACTTTACCAAGACGTATGCTGTTATCTAAAGGTTCTATCCATCCGTTAGATTTTACCATAATAAATCTATAGAACATAGCATCTTTAACTAAAGCTCTTAGTTTTAGATTTTTCATGGTGTCTTTAGATGCTTCAATAAATGATTGAGCTGCACGTTTCTTACTAGATTCAGTACCTTCCCCATTAATATAAGCATCCATATTTTCATATATAATATCAAGCTGTGTTGATTTACTATATTGCACACTATCTGCATCAACAACTTTTGCAACATACATAAGCTTACTAGAGTTTTTATCATAAAGTTCTTCTAACTTTCCAATTGCTCTATTTCTAAGTTTAGTAAATTCAGTTCTAGTAGATACAGTTTCCTCATGCTGATCTAAATAAAATTTCTTTGGATTTGGAGACTTTTTAGCCTCTTTCAAAGATTTAGATATCATTGAAAATCCACCTGCATTAATTGCATATATTTTAATTAAATCATAAGGATCTTTTACAGGATCTAAAAATACAGGCTCATTTCCGCATCTTAATTCTATTTTAGACCAAAACTTATCATTGTCAGGTTTTAGTAATGTAACCTTATTCCAAAAATCTTTATCTTCTGGATCAAGGATATTTGCAGCAAGTTCTGCTTCTAATTGAGCAACCGCTTTTCTGATTTCTTTAACTTTAAGCTCTCTTTCTCCAGGTGATAACTTTTTAACTTCTGGAGCAAACTCATTTAAACCAGTAACATATCTTTTAATTCCGTTTAGTTCAAGACATGCTAATGATTCTTGGTGCCACACTCCTTCATGAAGTGACATACCATAAGTTTCTAATCCCATATTCTCTTTATCAGGATTAAAGTAAGGTCTAATAGCTACAGTAGTATCTTTACCTATTTGATACTTTTCTACAATAGTGTAATCTTCCATTTGTTTTATTGGTTTTAAAAATTAATTATTACTCAAAAGTACAATTATGTACATTATTAATTAATATTTCTAATGCCGGTTTGCACCGGCAAAAGTTTTTTGAGTATTATGCTGTTACAATTTTTACCGCACCACTAGTAGTATATAGATCGCCTTCAACTAATCCAGCTGCAAGAGCAGCAGTATTATCAGCATACTCTTTTAGATCTTTACCACTTTTTTGTGAAGCAACAAGTTTTGAAGCATCTTGATTTGTAAACTCAGTAACCTTTTCTGTTTTTTTTCTATTTCTCCACCACATTTTTTATTGCTTTAAAGGGTTAAAAAAGGGGAGGATTGACCTCCCCATTTAACTATTCTTAGAATGATCCTCCGGTAACCGGGTTTCTCATTACAATTTTCAACACTTTAGTTGGATCTTTTACCCAAATAGCTGGCATACACTGAGTCATATAAACTCTGTATCCATTGAACTGTCCGGTAGAAGCAAATCCTTGACTTCTTCCCATATAATCCATTGTACCATTTTGGTAGAACCACTTAAGTTGATTATCCCATGATAATTTCAACAAGTGAATGTTATCATTTCCGTTATCAGTTACATCAAAAATGATAAAGCTGAATGAGCTAAGAGGACGTCCATCAATTAATGGGTTCTCAATATCATTAGTATGTAAGTTATCAAATGCTGGGTTAAGTACAAACTTAACGTTAGCAAGGAAAGGAATTGTAAAGCTTGTGTAAGCAAATCCAAAGTCTAGATCCATTCCTTTACCAGTTACTGCACCAACATCAGTTGCATTTTGAACTAATCCAGAACCATATACTTCGTCAGCAATAGCTTTGTTGATTAGTTGCATACCACCAATACCTGTTTGTACAATAAGCTGACGTTGTGGGTCTGGCCCTTTGAACTCAACTTTACCTTGGTAGAAGTTATACAATTCAGATTTAAACATGTCAAGTGAGAAACTAGACTTGTTGTATACTCTTTTAAATGAGTTATCCAACTGTGACCAAAGACCAACAGATAATCTAATATCATCTGGACCGTCTTGTCTGATTCTACCACCTTTACCCCACATTAGGTAAGTTTCAATGTCATTTGCAATTTTAGATAAGTGAGCAGCTTCCATATTTGTAACGAAAGTTCTTGATAAAGAACCGCTTTCAAATGCATCTCTTGCTCCTGATTTACCCATACTTGCAACCAACTCTTCAATAGAAGAAACAGATGGATTGTTAGGATCTTGATTAAAGTTTCTCCAAATCTCTGTTACTGGAACAGTACCATCAGCATTCATTCCTCCTTTAAGCATTAAATCAGCTCTTGAAGAAATTGAATAGTGTACGTGTGCTTCAGCTCCTCCTACAAAGTTGTAGAACTCACGGAATCCAGATCCAGTCTCAAGGTCTGAGAATCTTTCACCATACTCACCTCTAGCAGAACCTTTTCTGAAATACTTAGTTCCAGGAACCAAATACAAAGAAGCATCTAAACTAGCTGCGTTATTGTTATTTACTAATTGAACTGTGTAAATGAACCCGTCACCAGCAGGAATAATATCCTCAGCAGTAATGTACATTTCAAGTCCGTTGTACTTATCATAAGTAATAATGTCACCGTGACCAAAAGCTCTCTTAGAAAGTTTAACTCTAAAAGTAGTACCATCTGCTCCTAGATCATTCGCTGCTTCAATATTAGAAACAATGAAAGGAAGATCTTGTGCAATTGGAGTTTGCCATTTGTACTCACCACGAGCATTATCTACCATGATTGTGTTTTTACCACCAAATGATGCCATTTGATAGAGGGGCATTTCTACTTTTTGTGTCATTGCCCATAGATCAACAGGTCCCATATCCATTGGTTCTGAAGAACCAAGCATCTGAGACAAGTGATAGGAATCAACGTGAGAGGAAGCCTTGTAAGCTGTGTCTCTCAAGAAAATCCCATTGTTTAAAACTGGAGTTGCCATAATTGATTGTTTTTAGTTGTTATTTATTATTTGATTGTTAAATCCTTTTAAAAATGTTTGTTGGTTTGGGTATTACTCTCTTCTTTGGTTTTTCTTCTTTTTCTCTTTCCGCCACACCTAGAGAGGCAGTTCCCTTATTAGCTTGTTCCATCTTAAGTTTTCTAACTGTCTTTTCAGTATTCTGCTTAGCTCCTAATTCCATGATTCTAGACTTATATCCATTTGGATCAGCTAGTAACCATAGAGCTTCAGAAATTAAAGTATAGTTAGGCTCTTGAAACTGATACTTTTCTAACAAGTGTCCTAATAAATTAGTGTTTTTACCACTAACTGAAGGATATGATGGCTGAACTAAACCATTATATAGCAACGCTTGAGTCTTTTTATCAAGTTTCATACTCCCAAGACTTCCACCTTTTAGAGTATGATAAACATTATTCATATATTGTTTAGAAGCTTCAGCTTGCTGCTTTTGTTTAAGTTCTTGTTCTTGTAGTCTTTGTGCTACAACCTTCTCTTGCATTTTATCTAACTTAGGTTTAAACTTCATAGCTTGTTGCTCTAGCTTACCTAAGTCTTTCCATATTTCTATTTCTTCTGCAATTTCTTCTGGAGTACCATATTCTGTATTTGTTAAGTACTCAGTAATAATTCTTTCTTGACCCGTCTCATTTGATGGATCAATCTCAAAAGTTTCTTCAGCCTGTGCTAAAGTTTTAAATAAACTTTTAAGATCCGTGCCTCCATTTGCAACATATTGCGCTGCAACTTTTAATTCATTAGGAAGAGCCTCAAAAAATTGTTTAGGTGTTTCACGTCTAACTTGATTAGCTCTTTCTTCTAAATTAGCTTCAAGAAGTTCTTCAATATCTTTAGCTGAATACTCTTCAAGAGGTTTTTCATCATCAAATGCAAATAATCTATCAGACTTAACCATCCTATTGATCACATCTGTAAATCCGTTAATTGGTTTTCTACCTCTAGTTTCTACTGTTGGCTCTTCTACTTCTTCTTCAGTATCAATAGATATGTCATCTAATATATCATTTCCTTCAGCCTTTATTTCAGCGTCACTTGTTTTAACATTAGTTTCATTAGCCTCAACTTCTGCTCCCTCTTCAGCTACTTCAGTTTCTTCTTTATCTTGCGTAAATGAAAAATCCGCTTCAGTTCCAGGTCTTGAAAACATATTAGGTTTCTTTGGCTCTTCTTCTGCTAACGTAATGTTATCAGCACTTGCGCCAAATACCTCATCAATGTCAATGTCTACTTTTTCTACAGTAGTTTCTTCCATATTGTTATTACTCATAATTGTTGGTTTTAAAATTCAAATGAACTATCATATATAATATATCTAAAACTTTCCAAATAAACTTATATTATTTGATGTTTATTTAAAGTTTTCACTAGTATTATAGCTAACGTTAGAAAACACTTTTAAAAATAAATTTATTTTATTTTTTCTTCTTTTTGTTTTCTTCTTTTTTAGCCTGAACATCATACTTATTTTTGTTCTCTCTAGCTATTTCTAAATTAGTGTTGGCAACTGATTGCTGAGTTCTAAGCCTTTCTTTCTCTACATCCATCTTAGCTTTTGTTTCAGCTTGCTTCATGACGTTTTCATTTCTTCTTACGTCCATTTGCTCTCTATATCTAGCAGTTTCTTTCATATCAGACATTGCATCTTTAAAGTCTGACTGCATGTTTTGATTAATATCACTTTGAGCACCATAACCCGCAGCTTTAATTTCAGCAATCATTAGATCATTTTGTCTATTCTTTTCATTTTCTTCTTGCTCAAACTGCAATTTCATTTGTTCTTGTTGCTGAGATGCTTGAAGCTGTTCTTGTTGCATTTGCTGTTGTTGCTGCATTTCTTGCTCTCTTTGTTGCTGAGTTCTTATTTCAGCATCTTTAAGTATATCAGAAACTTCAGCAATAGATTCTGCTTTAATCACATTTCCTAAATCATAAATACTTGCACCCGTAGTGTTATTCTGAATAGCCATTTGTTTTAACTGATCAAGAATAGCTCTATGATTTGTTTTAGTTGTAGTAAATATGTTAAAGTCGCGTAATAATAAATCTGTGCCATCAATAACAAAGTTTACTTTCTCAGCCTCTGTTGTAATATAACTAAGTCTAACACTAGGATTAGTACTATGGTAGAACTGAGCTAAGTCTGTACGCATTTGATGAACTCTTGGCATTAGTTGATCCGCATGCTGTGTAAAATATAATTCAGTTTGCGCATATGATTGATTTAATGCTTGAACTACACCTGTTGCAGTTTCTTGCCCAATTGGAGCTCCTAAACGTTGAGCATTCACACCAATAGATTCAAATGCTTGTTGTTTAAAGTAATTAGCCAATTGTATTCTAGACATTAATCTTCCAGACTGTTCCATATTCAAAGTCTGGTAGTGATTGAAGTTTGTTGCATTCTCTGTATTTGTAATAGAGGTATCAAGCGGCAGCATTTGGAAATCCTTCATTGCTACATATGCTTTTGCATAATTGTGTTTACCCCAATCTTCCCCCATTGAATGTCTTGGTAAAGCATTTTGATCAAACATAATCACAGTACCAAGCTCATCCACTAAGATATCTGCAATCTGATTGTTTACCATATTATATCCAATCTGATATGCTTTCATTAGATCTACCAAAGATGTTGATCTTGTATTTCTATCTGAGAATACTCTACCTTCAACTGGAAGCTTACATCCGTATAATGTTTTATCTCCTTTAAATTGAAATGGTATTCTTCCCGGCTTAGTTCTATTTATCCCAAGATATATTGGATTAATATTATCACCCATATTAGATCTCCAGAATGCAGGTAAGTTAGGTCCAACTTTAACACCGCCACATACTTCATTTACCCAAATCCAATCTATATGTTCACCCTCAAGTAAATTTTCTTTTGTTTTTTGCTTATAGATTGTTGTATCATATACAGGTTTTTCAGTGACTTTATAATTTTCATCAATGATTTCTTGAATTATCTCACCATCCTTTTTTACTCTGGTTAAATGTCCAAGTTTGCGTTGTGTTTTCCAGTACGTTGTCGTAACACGCATGAGCTCTGATTCACCCCATATACCTACATCTTCACCCTCATTAAGAATCATGCTTACAATATCACCTCCTTTTTTCGGATCAGAATCCCAGTTACTTACATATTGTCTGTATGCTAGTCCTGGCATTTGAGTATTCCATTCATGTGATCTAGAAGGATCATAGTATGAACCGTCATTTTGATAGCCATTTACTTGATATAGTGCGGATCTTGCAGGATATATTTCTTGAAGAGAGTGTAATTGTTTTTCTGTCATTAGATAACCATACTTATCAATAACATCTGAAACAGTCATTAAATCAATTTTACCGGCATAATTTGCATTAGATATATATCTAACATCTGGAGACTTTTGATAGAATGTTAAAACAGGATTCCAAAGTTCAATGTCATAATCATCCTCTAGCATTTTAAAATGCCAAAATTCTCTATCACAAATAAGCATATCACGGAAAGCTCTTTCTTCAAGTTCTTGCATTTTAAATCTTTCCTCATCTACCGCAAGTTGGTGAGATGCCCATTCTTCTATCATAGATCTATAATCTTTTGAAAAGAAGTCTTCTATTTCTGGAAGTGATTTGAGATTTTCAGGAGATAGCTGTTGTTGAAATTCTTCTGATTCTGGGTCAGCACCCATCTCAATCATTCTTGCCGTCAATTGTGCTGATGCGTCTGCCAATAGATTCTCTTCAATCATGGCTCTTTTTTGTTCTAGCATCTCATTATAAGACGTGTCATCAACAGCTCTAAATTGAACTTTAGAATAACGGTTGGAAAACTCACCACTAAGTACATTAACTACATTAGGAATAATAGGGTAAAACTTTAGCTCTAATGCAGATGAATCTTCTTGTGTTAGAACATCCATTAAATCTTTGTAGTCATTATCTTCCTCTACAATATAATCTGTCTTGTCAATAATACCTTTGGCAAGTTTATAATTTTTTAAAAGCTTTCTTGCATTGTGTCTTAAAAACTCAATGCCTTGCAACTCTAACCAATCTATATTCCAAGCATACCAGTCATCATCTTTTTTCTTTGATGGTAAAAACTGTATAGGCTGTGTTAGACTTGATGAGGTTGGATAACCTTCGCCCTTTGCACCATTTTTAAGCTGTAATGCATTAAATACTTTCATTATCTAAAATTTTTAAATCCGTTTCTTTTTACTTTTCTTGCTAAAGTTGACTTATTACGCCCTATATTTTTAAACGGAGTATACTTTAATTTATACAAATTTTGTGACTTTTCCAAAGAAGAATCTGTTTCTTTAACTTTCAAATAACCTCTGTTTGATTGCTGAACTTTAGCAAAAGCAATTAATGCCGCAAATGAAACTAATCTATCCACGTTTACTCCCGGCTGGTATGCTAGCATCTCCTTTAGTAACATAGGATCTGGTATTCTCTCTATGCCCAATGTAGAACTTATAGTATTACCTTCATCATCAAGATCTTCATCTATTTCTTCACGTAAAAATTCAATAGCATAAGATATAAGATGGGATTTAAACAATGTACCTGTATTCTTCCATCCATATTCTTGGTATACAGTTTTATTAGATCCAAGATCTTTTAAGAAAAGTATTTGTTGTTTAGGTACTAAATACTTTTGCTTCTTTTTAGATATCATGTACTGAATAAAGAGAGATATATTGTTCTCAACAACAGTCCAGGCATTATACCACTCAATAATTAGTTGAAGTTGTTCATGTGTTTTATTTACATCATCATATCTACCGCACCATGCAGCAACTATTCTGTCCTGTTCAATTATTTGCTCTACACCTTCTGGAGTTTCTCTTGTTATCTCAACGGCATTTTTGTAAACATATATACTACACAATGAATCTGACGTTGTTGTTTTACCTTCAGATACAGGGTCAATAGAAGCATAGTATGCACCCCACTCTGGATTCTTAACAGGTCTTTCCCAAACAACAATAGATCCTGATTTATCCTGCATCTTTTTATCTACGGGAAAACTAGATATTGGAAGCTTAGATGTTCTTTTTGCTTTTATACCATCATGAGTTCTTTCAAGTTCTATATGTTCATAATGATACTCTTTATCTTCAATTTTTTTAAGTTGCTTTTGAATAAGACCTTGCGGAAATATTGATTCTTTCCTATAGGCAAATCCTTCCGCTATATTAGTTGGCTTCTGAGATATTCTTAACTGATATTGTTCAGGATTTAGTTTAACCTTCCATTCAGCCCGTTCCTTCATAATAGCATCTAAAGCTTCTTGTACTTTAGAATTGCCATAATCATCTATATGTGGAGGCATGGACCATTGTTCGGGAATAAATAAACCAGACAATCCTTTAGTGCCATCAGCATCCATTAAATTAGTTTCTACAGCGTATATATCATTGTTTAATGGATTTAATATCATATCTTTTAGTGGAATACATTGATCTAAATCACCCACTGATCCTGCTGCTATAAACATACCTGTAGTCATCATACCAGAAGACATTGCAGGACGCAAATACTCATATGTATCTGCCATCTTAGGTGCAATGCCCGCCTCCTCATGAAAGAAGTAAGTTGTAGGTCCACCAACACCTGCTGTTGCATTCTTTTCAAATGATGCACCTTGTATCTTAGATTTTAAACCTTTACTAGTTTTTCTGTTACCAATTTTAACTTCTATCTGTTGTTGCCATAGTAAAACTTTTTCCGGGTTACTGGGTCTATACCATGCTGTATGCTCATTTAAAAAGTCTCTATATTCCTCCAAGAACTTCCAAGAACCCTTATCATTAATATAATCTTTAAGGCTTGCTCCAATCTTACAAACAGACCCTTCTTCAAACCAATAAGTATTTATAAGCTTACCCATATGAAAATAAGAAGATGCTATCTGACGTTTTTTAAATATAGCCGAATGCTTATGATTTAACTCTGCTATTAGCTCATATAAGGCCATATGATACTGAGCATCTCTAACTTTAGCAAAACCGTATGCTTTTTCTTCCTTGTCATAAATTGGAAGAAAGTTTAACCACATGTAATAGTCTCTACATAAATACCAAGTATTACCATTGTTGTTAAATATTACACCGTTTCTACATTTATCTTTTTCCTGATTCCAGTATTTAATAAAGTCTTTAGATCTAAAAGGTTTATTACAATAAAATCCTTGATCATTAAATATTCTAGCTTGCTCATTAAATAAATAAGAGGTTTCATCAAAGTTATATTGACCAGGTTCTTTAAATAATGGCAATAAAAAGTCCAACCACTCTTGATCATTTTCAAAAGTGGTTGTAGTCCATTCACCATTATCATATGTTGGAATAACCTTACTCATCTACAACCTTGGCAAATATCATATCCACATTAACTAGCATGCAGCTCTCACCATCATGTTTCATATCAATACCTGTTGCATGTTCATGATATTTGACTCTATCTCCAACACTTAATGTACTAACATCTTCACCTACAGCAATTACTTCCGCTAAATAGTCCTTCTCAATTTCCGTCTTTATTATTGTTGTTCCTGGATAATAATGAGACGGTTGGACATCTTTTATCAAAACTTTCTTTCCTAGTGGTACTATCTTCATTTTTATTTTGTTTTATTGGTTTCTCTTTCCATGTTGGCTCATCCCAATAAAGGAATATGAGCTGATCTTTTTTATTATTGGTCATAAGCTAACCCCTGCCCTCCCCTAACTGATGTTGTTTGTTCATCTTTAAGATCTTTGTATGCACCTTTAAATGATTGTCTAATTGCATCAAAGTCTTTTGCTACAGCCCGTATTTGACTAATATTACCATCTCTACCATCTGTAATTTGAGTATTAGCCATATATGTAGCCATATTATCTAATGCTTTTTTGATACCCATATAAGCTCTGTATGTAGGGGTTTCATACATCTTCATACACATATCCAAAGCATATCTTATTTTAGGATCTTCAGTTGATTCTTCCAATCCCACTTCATTTATAACAATGTCTTCTTTTTCATGTTCTGGTAAATTAAAAAATGGATTAGATTCTGGATCAGGAGCCGTCATATAAAATAAGTATTGATAAACACTCATATATGTTTCAGGATACTCATCCATAATTTCTTTTAAAAAGTTTAGTGTATAACAGTGTTCTGTTACAACAACTTTATCATTTTGTATATCAAATAATTTTGTAATCATGTTGTTAAGTCACTTAAAACAGTTGTAAATATTGTCGTTACAGTTACACTTGAGCCATCACTAAGCGCAATAGTTGTCCTTGTTGGATTACCTGCTACTTTTATATTTGTAACATAATTTCTATTAATAAAACCTGCTTTAAAAACTTCAGTGGTAGAAGTTGTCTGTTCAGGATAACTAGTACCTGGTATATCAAAAGATGATCCATCAGGTAATGTTACAGATTGATTTGGAGTTGTTACATTATTGGTTGATGTTGTTGTCTCTTCTTCTACAAATGTATACTGTATTAAATCTGCTGGGTCTATTGCCGCCATTTATTTTGTTTTTAACCAGTTAATAATAGTTATTACTTCATCCTTTAAATAGTCAAGATCATACATTACAATCTCATCTAATACCGGCTCTCCATTTATATGTTCATTAATTGGATAACCATTTTTATCTTCACCTATTTGTTTAAACTTTACATGTTGTATTTGAAGTCTTCCAATCTTTAATTTGGGATTATGCTTCTTAATAATATACGCATAAATGCTCAATTGTAAATTATAATGGTTTAAATTACAATCATCCAAATGTGAAACTGGATTATACATCTTAGACGTAATGCCTTCCCAATTGGTGAATCCTTTTTCTTTTATTTCTTTATTTGTTTTATAATCTGTAATATTTATTTTACCATCTATTATTTCAACAAGGTCCGCTTGTCCACAAATCTTTGCTGATTTCAAATACACCATATGTTCTGGATAAACGCCATCTTCAAGTTTCTGCTCAGATGCAACCTTAATTCCACTTTCTTTGTCATAGTTGGGTTTTATAATAGGAACCTCAATTCCTTCTCTTTCAATTGTTTCAAATGAAAGTAAATCAGTTTCTCTTTGATTATGATAAAAGTTTCCAAGTTTAATTGCCCTATTAGATTCATTATCCCAAGCTTGTAATATTTCTTTTGGAGTCATGCCATACCACTTGGATCTTTTATTCTTAGATGATTTTTTAGCTTGTTGCTCTGCATCAAATTTTGGTTTAAGCATCCCTATTAGTGAGGTAACGCTTTTCCATTCAATTTTGTCATTATCTATACTTTCATATAAGTGCCCTTCTTCTTTAAATTGTAATGCCATATTTATAAATTTTGTATTCCTGGAAAAATATTATTATTCTGATTTAAAAGTCTACCAACAGCTTGACCAAAATCAGCATCATTAGGATATTTAGTTCTTAGTTTTTTTACTTGTGCTTTAAAATCAACACTTTTCTCAACAAATGTGTATTCTACCTTTGGATTAAAATATTCTTTTGTTTGCCTATGCTTATTTAAATCATTCTTGTCCATCATTTAAGTTTTTAGTTAATTCATCTTCTTCTTCATCAGTCATTAATGCATGCCATTTGTTTAATGGACATGAGCTAGATAAAGATCTTATTTTTAAACCTAAACTGCATCCACATTCTCCACAACAAGGTTGTGTTCCGGGAACTGTACATTTTTTACCATCTCTGTCTAATGATTCACATCTCACACAATGTTGTTCCCACCTTTCTTTAGCAACAGCTTCAACATGTTCTTGCTTAAATATTTTATTTTTTAATCCTTCTAGGA